ATAGAAAGTATAGATATTAATGTCATTCCCCAAGCAAAACCTACTAAAACCCACATTATGCTATATGTAATATCTAGTTGTTGTATTAATAAGCGTTTTTTTCTGTTTCTTTTAGCATAGATTACCACTGGTATAAATGTAGATATAAATACAATTATTTCTAATATCAATATAAATAATCTTAAATCATGAATACTCATTATTTTTCTCCTCTATCGTAAACATTTATTCCAAAATTATCTCTTAGGAATTTACTTTTACTATTATCTTTAAAGAATAATTGTGCCATACTTCTAGGCAATTTATCTTTATTGATTTCATCTCTTTTCATTACTGCTTTTTCTGGTGGTATGTTGCATTTAAAGAACCTACAAATATATGGTCTTACTTCATATATATCGCATTTTTTTAATAACTGATTCCTAAAAGGACATATAAAATTGCCCTCACCAATATTATGTTGAGATACCTTGTGTTCTTTTAAATAGTTGTCTATTCTTTCTATTTCTTCATCATCTAAGAACAATGTATCATTGCAACACTCACCACAATTAGAACAATTACCACATACTGTATAGTCTTTAATGTTCATTATACTGTCATCTTTCCAGATTTATCTAATACACCATATCTTTTTAATACTTCTACTTGGTAATCTTTATCGCTAGATAAACTTAATTGTGCTTTTATTTCTTCTACCAAATCATTTAGTTCCCTAGTTTCTCTGTTTCTTTCTTTGCAATATTTTTCTTTAAAATTATCAATTAAATCTCCACTTAATTCATAGGTGTAGTCTGGTTCATAACCTGTTTTTTCTAACCATGTGTTGTATTCATTATTGTACTTGTCTGCTAATTGTACTAGGGTTGTTTCAAATTCTGCAACGACTTCCTTATATTCTTTTACTACTGGAATTTCGTTGTAATCTTTCTCATACAAATCGTTATATTTCTTGTCTATTTCATCTCTTTTTCTTTCATAATATAATTTTAACACTTCGTTATTCATATTTTTTTCTTCCTTTCCTATATCAACCCCATTTATTCTTATTCCTGTACTACATATCTCTACCATTGGTTTTACTGGTTCTACTGGTGTCCATTTTAAATTTCCGTCTTTATCGCTACCAGCCATGTATACACAACTGCCATTAAAACCCCAATTACCACTCATCATAAGTTAAATCTCCATTTCTGTTTTACATTTTCCCCCATGATAGTTTCTTTCTACTGTATGTAATCTGCTTTCATCATTTGTTGCCTTACAAAACTCAACATACACCTCATGGTATAAATTGTATTTGTAGTAATCAACATATTGTTGTTTTTTTATGCAATAGTTATCTCTTTTATCAACATAGTGGTTTATATATAATTGTCTTATCTCATCATCATTTATTTTTTCTTCATCAAGATAATTTATTGCTTCTTGCTTATATATCTTTCTTGCTTCTTTTTGTTCACTTTCTAATTTTTCATAACCATTAGTACATCTTATTTCGTTTTCTTCATATTCCTCAATCAGATGAAATATTGCACCATTGATTTTTCTTTTTAGAAATTTTATATTTTCATTTCTTGTATAAAACCAAACAGATTCACTTAATTCACCATTTTTCTTTATACGAAAGCCAATACTATCATCAGTTAAATCAATACTGGCTAAACTTAATGTAAAAATATGTTCTTTATAAGCAAATAAGTTCCATGATTTCTTCCATAAACTTTTATCTAGGTAGTTACTAATTAGAAAGTCATAATCCACTTTCCATATTTTAGGTACTACGCCATATTCCATACTATTCTCCCTTCAAGTCTTTTAGTATATCTTCATACACTAATACATCTGCTTTTGCTTTGGCTAGTAACACCTCCACCCTTGCTATTGCTTTTTGTATTTGACTATACTCTTGAATCATTTCATTAGAGGTTGTTTCTCTTAACTGTTCTACTGGTTTAATGTTCTTATAATCATCAATAATTTCTTCTTGTATATCATCTATATTCGTTTCTTCATCTTTAATCGGTTCTTCTATAATATCGTTTTCTTCTACTGTGCTATCTATTTCTTCTATTTCTTTACCATTTTCTACTTTATCAACATAATCTTTTAATTGTGATAATACCGTTGTTGTAGGTGTATCAAATTTTCTATTGACTAATGCTGATATTGTTCCAGAAGCAATAGAGGTACTACGAAGAACATCTGCTTGTTTTAAATCATGTTCTAACAAAAAATGTTTTAGATTAAAATTGCTGTACCATTCTAACAATTCTTTTCTTTCACCATTTACTTTGTATGTATAGCCTTTCTTTTTTAATGGTGGTTGTATGTTTAATTCATTATGTAAGAATGTGTACATTCTGTCTTTTTTGTCATAACTAACTCTGTTAGTTGTCAAAAAGAGTGATAAAGAGCCTTCTCCAAAACCTAATTTCTTAGATAATTCTCTTAACGAACGAAAATTGTATTTTTTACAAATATCATTCATCTTATAATTACCTTTTTCATTTTTGCTACGCATTTCTTCCCACCACTCGTTGACTTCTCTTTCATGGTTTAATCTGTCGATATTGTGGTCTTTTTTTGCTCTATGAATTATTTCATTAAATTTATCAATATATTTGCTTGGCATATCTAAATCCCCCTGTTCCCATAGCACATATCTGTCATAATCAACTTCTAACGCATTTGCTACCTCACTTCTAGTCAACCCTGCTCTATGTCTTTTATAATAATAAACTGTACTCTTACTCATAATTCCCCCTTGAATAAAATATTTAATCCTCCTTACTTGACCACATTAGTTCTGCCTTTTTATTCTTATGTAACCTACCTTTTTCACACCAAGGACAACCACCATGATTCCTACACATTGGGTCAACTGCCTTGGCTCTTCTATATGATTTTCTTTTTTCTTTACCATGTTCTATGGCTTTATCTAAACTCATAATAGTTCATCTTCTATAACCAATACATTTACTTTATGTGATAACACTGTTGTACCATCTATGGCTATTACCTTGTTATCATCTCTTTTTAATATTTCGTACTTGTCATTTTCAAAACCTAAATTATATATTTCTCTTAAATGACTTGTACCAAAATGCCCTATGACAACCGTTTTGCTGGTGTTGGCAATATGCTGACCAAAGAAATCTCCATTATCCCACACTAAATCATCCCATGGTAGATTAATAGGGTCGTGCCAATCTTCTGTTGTTGTGTCAATAGCACCATGTGTAAATATATAATTCTTTGTTTCATAGTAATATGGTCTATCTTTTAACCAAGGTAATAACTCTGGATATTCTTTGTTGATTTTCTTTCTTGCACCTTTTAACCATTCTGCAAAACTCCCCATTGTAGATTCTTTATCTGACAATGTTATCCATGATTCAAACGGTGCTGTCTGGTGTAAAAACTCTGCAAAAGTTTCTCTTGTGCCATTATAGACATAATTAAATGGTGTAATACTTGTACCATCTAAATAGTCAATTAACATTTGGTCGTGATTACCTTTAACTACTATTGCTTTATTTTCATCACTTAATCTTTTTAAGAAAGCATATACTAGGGTGCTTTCACTACCTCTATCAAATAGATCACCACACACTACTAACAAATGATTTTCATTATCTTCATCATAACCAGCCTTTTCAAGACAATCTTTTAACTCGGTATAAAAGCCGTGAATATCACTTACTATAAATAATTTCTTTTTCATTCTTCTTCCCATTCCGTTTCGTAACACCACCAAAAGTTATCGTTAGGGCAATGTTCTTCCATAACTAATATAGGTGTTGCTTCTGCGTCGCATATATAATCTCCCTCACCAATATAGATACAATGGCTACAATTATTGCATATTTTAAGTTCTTCCATTACCCTATCTCCGTCTCTATCTTAATTGGTACAACACTTTGTGGTTTGAATACTATTTCATAGTCATATTTAGACACTTCGTTAAAATTTAGTTGCTCAACGGTATAAGTTACCTCACTTGTTAAATGTAAGAAATGTTTTTGGTACTTATCTTCACCAACTTTGCAAATTACATCTAAATCATTATCACTATCAACATGAATGGAACATAAGCCAGTCATTTCAAAGATATAATCATTAGTTCTTAAATTAATAAAAACTATTCTTCTTCTAACTTTAAAACTATCTGCCTCTTTACTCATGTTGTAAGAAACCATTTCACTATCTCTACACCCTGTTAAAAGCAATATTGGTATTAATACTAATAATATTTTTTTCATTCTCGTTCCTCATCTTTCAAAGTCATTATCGCTTTTCCAATATATTCAATAGCATTTTCACTATCCATTACAAATATAAATGCTGTTCCTTGTTGTGGCATTGGTACACCAACCATATATCTGATACCATAATCACCACAGTCTTTTATTTCTTTTATTATTCCTAAACTACCACACCATTTGTGATTTTCATTAAACTGTACTACATCATTTATTAACATTACTGCCCTCCTCATAAAACATATCTCTTAATGTAATAATGTCTTTTTGTAATGTTTCTTCATCTTGTTTCTTTAACCAAGCATAGAAATAGTTTGCTGTTGCATTAAATAGACTAGATAGTTTAACATTACTTCTATGCGAGACTTGTTCTTTCACTCTTCTCATTTGTTTCCAGAAATTATAGTATGGAAATTTTAATTTAGTCATGATTCCATTACATTCAATAACTACACCCTCAATATCTTCCTTTGACAAATCTTCTTCATCAGTATTTTCTAAATACCATCTATGGAAGTCTCTTATGTTATCAAATTCTTTGTAAATACTCTTACATTCACAATTTAATAACTTGGCTAATGCTACAACCTTGTCATAAGGTTCTTTCTTAAATTCGTAGTCATTATGAATTATATCTAGCAATACTATTTTAGATGTGTTGTATTTAATAATATGTGGGTCATGTACTATATCAATTACCTCAAATGCTAGTGAAACATCATGTGTAGATAAATAAGTAATTAGTTTTGGCTTATCTATAAGACTGTTGTTAAATATATTTCTAAAATATTCTGCAAACTCTCCTTTGTTGGTGGATTTACTTGCTAGAAATAATTCACCGTTTACCATAGACATAATACCTAGAAAGCCATTTTCTTTCTTATAACAAGTGATTTTATCTTTGAACTTAACTAATAAATGTTCTAGTTCTGTTTCTCTTCTCTCATTTACATTGAAAAACTTCTCATAACCTCTTGCTACTACTTTATCTTTCTCTGTATCTATAAATAAGCCTCTTGCTTTGCAGGTATAAGTATTCCAATTCCTTTTATTGAAAGCATTTCTAGTAAAATTAAATGAACTAATATTATTGTCTAACTGTACCTCTCTAATATCTTTTGTAAGCCTTAATTGTTCTACCATAGGTATATCTTTAACCACTGCTTTGCACTCTTTATACTCGTTGACTTGTTCTGGTATAGCATAATAATCATTTTTTATCTTATACATAACTGGTTTATTGCCTTTTGTAAGACTTAATACTCTTAATTCACCACCAAATTCAACCTTCCCCTCTAAGTTGTAAGACTTACCATTTACATCATCAACATTGAAAGTATTCCTGTGGCAATGTACTTGTACTATATTTTTATAACTTTCGTTATTACTAAATATCTCATCAATTTGTACATTGTAATCACCAACACCATTTATTAATTGCTCTGTTGCTACTAGTTGTAATTCATCTGGCATATAACTAATTCCACCATGTGTAACTAAATACCTCGTACCATCATATTCAAAGTATGCAAGTTGCCCTATTTTTCTATAAAATGCTCTTATATCTTTTTTATCTAATTCTTCTAACTCAAACATAGTCTTATGTAAGAATGTCTTTGACTTAATATTTTCTATCTCATCTAATGAATAATAATTAAGCCATCTCTCGTGATTTCCTTCTAGGAATAAAACATTTTTCTTTTGAGATAATTCCATTAAAAACTCTAATGTCTCTTTGTTCTGCAACCCTCTATCTATGTAATCGCCACAGAATATATACATTTGATTTTCTTGGTATGGGTGTTCTTCAAAATATTGTTTTAGTGGATTATAGCAACCATGAATATCACCAAATATATTGATACCCTCATACTCATTCATATCAAATAGTTTTAGTCCTATTTCATTCCAAAAATTATTCTTATCCACTTCAACCCAACCACTTGTTTTTGACTGTGTTGCTAGTCTTGAATATATTTTGTCTATAACATTTTCTGGTACTCTTTTATAATCTTCTCTATTAGTATTTCTTCTTTTACATTCTTCAATAGATACATCACTAAAATCTACATAATATCTTCTGTATCTATATCTTTCACACAACTTATTGTATCTACTAAAATCACTAGAACGGCTATGTGTTGCGTCAACTACAATAAACTCTCCTCTACTCATTCTTTTTTCTAGTAGTTCAAATAATAGTTGCCACACATAATTGTCGTTTTTTTGGCTTATAACCCTATGCTTTTTGTCTGGTACTATGATTGGACTTTCTACTAATAAACGAATAGAATCGGCACATAATGTATAGTTTTCTAACCCCATAGTCTTAACCCAAGTAGATTTACCACTTGCTGGGCTTCCTCTTAATATAACTAGACTTCTCATTTATTATCACTACTTTCTAGTTCTTCTATCGCTTTTATGAATATATTACTAATTGCTTTTAAGTGTTCTAATATTACTTCCTTATTGCCATTAGAAATTTCATATAATTCATAAATCGTATCTGCTGTTGGCTCTTCATAACTATTTAGAATTTTCTTTAACATATCTACGCTTACTTTTACATAATCACTCATAAAAAACACCTTTTTCGTAGAATTTTGATAAAAAATCATCTGCTATTTTGTATATAATTTCTAAACAAGATGACACTATATCGCATACATTTTCTTCATTAAATTCCGTATAATCATACATACCAACAGACCAAATATAAGCATGAGTAAGTTCATGTAATAAGGTTTTCTTAAACTGTTGAGGGCATAATTCTTTATTTATGTAAATTATATGATTAACATAATCAGTTACGCCAAAGGCATAAGTGCATTTTTCTTCGTGTTCATGATTATATCTATCAATTAGATATTCTCTATCTGCTAATTGAATATCCCATTTTAAACCGTTAATCATATTCTGTTCTCCTTCTCGTACTTTCTAATAAAATTATCTAGTGCCACTTGCATATACACTTTCTTAAACAAACATTCTTCTTGATCTATTTCTTTCTGTTTTCTTTCAACAAACAACTCAAATCTATTCACTATAAACACCCCTTATTGTTTTAACTAGTTTTATACTAAATTCATACAAATCTTGCTTAGTGATAATAAATTTATCTTGCCCTGTCATTTTACTTTGAAAGTTATCTTTAATCATCTGCTCTGTTAAGATATTGATTACATCATCAAAGTCCTTAGAGGAAAAAGCAAGACTATTATTTTGTTTCATCTTGCTTCTTTCTAGTTGCCCTTTTAGGTGCGTTTTTAGGCTTTTCTGGGGGTGTTTCAAATTTCTTAATAATTTCCCTTAGTTCTTTGTTTTCACACTCTAAACTAATGTTTTTTGCCTTTATATCGTCCATTTGGTCTAGTTGTTTTTCATAGTAGGCTTTATCTATTGTAAGAATAGCGTCAATGTCTTTAACAAGAGTTTCAATATTATTTATTTTCTTGAATATTCCCATTATCATCATTCTCCTTCTTGGGTCGCCCTCTTTTCTTCTTTTCGTTTAGAATTTCATTAACCTCTTCTTCTGATAACACTCTAAACTTATAATCGTACTGCCATTCTTTTACTTTTTTATGTAAATCAGATAAAAGAAATTGTCTATTATCTTTGGTAAGCAATTTCCCCTTGCCTTTTTCATAAACATTTGCTAAATCCTTATGCTCATTTATTTGCTTTCTTAGTACCTCTGCCTCATGCAACTTCTTAATTAAAACAATAGAGGCACTTTCACTAAGAATATTATCCCTTACTAAATGTCTATAATCACTTATCAAAGAATCAATATTAGATTGCAATTCTGGTATTTTTTCAAAATAGTCATCTATTTCATCTAATTTTTCAACAGCTTCTCTTATCTTATCTAATATGTTATCTGGCATTACCAAGGCATATCTTTTTCAGATATTTCCTTATCTATTTGTTGCCCCATTGCTTCAAATGGATCTTGTGTTTCTTGTTTAGGTTGTTCGTTATTAGAAGATTTACTATCTAAAAATTGTATGTTATTTGCAAGAATTTCTGTTACATAAACATTCTTACCTTCTGTATTTTGATAACTTCTTACTTGGATTCTACCTTGTACTGCTATTTTGCTACCTTTATGTGTATATTTAGCAAGATTCTCGGCTTGTTTTCCAAATGAAGTGATATTAATGTAATCTGTTTCTGTCTCGCCATTCTGTCTAGGTGGTCTGTTTATTGCAATACTAAAACTAGTAAATGCTGTGCCGTTTGGTGATTGTTTTAATTCAACATCTCTAACTATATTTCCAATTCCTATCCATACATTCATTAGTGTTGACCTCCTTTAATTAGTTCGTTTAGTTGCTGTACTATGTCTTTTATTTCTTCAACATGGTTTAAATTGTTTTTTAATGAATCATAAAAGCAATCTTCTTTTACAACTTCACTTTTTTCATCAGAAGGTACATTTCCGATTAGAAATACCTTTATTTCATGCAAATCTCTTCCTATCAATCCTAATAGTTCTCTTTCTTTCATGATATAATCTTTCACTACTCATCACTCTCTTTCTTAAAACTTATTTTTAAATAACCTTTACGCCCCTTTTTTAGCACCTTTCTTGTTTCTTTATACTCTGCTAATTTATTATGATACCTTTGATGTAGTTCAACATTTTCTCTTATAAACCTATCTTCATCATAATAATCTTCTTCAACTTCTTTATCTGGGCTATCTAGTACATTAGTGAATCTTACACTATCGTTGATTACCATTGTTTTCATACCGTTTTCTGTCATTAACTTTCTTGCGTGGTCTTTAAAATTTTCATACTGTTTTTTATATCTTTCATAATCCAACATTTTTTCTTCTAGTAATAACATTTTGTTACAAGTCTCTACAAGTTCTTTTGGGTATAAATCCTCTTCTGTAATGAATGGATTATTTCTTACTTTCTCTAAATCAACTCTAAATTGTTCTAGTGCTAAGTTAATATCATCAAGTAATGCTTTGTAGTCTTTTATATTTATTTCGTATGTTGTTAATCTGAAAGGGTCAAATTCTTCATCAAAATCTTCTGGTCTTTCATATACTGCAAGTAACCCTTTTTTCTTTCCAGTTTCTTGCATATAGAAAAGTAATTGAACTAAATAAATCTTATAGTCATCTACCTTTTTATGAATTTGTGATGTAGTTTTAATTTCTAGTATTGTTGTTTTGTTTTCGCCGTCTGTGTGTATTCTTATGTCATCTTTAATGTGTTTGCCTTCAATAAATTTATCCTTTTGAGATTCATTGATATAATCTCTAATTTTTGATTCCATGATATTTCCATATTCTGTGTATTCGTTTCCAGTAAACTCGTTTTCCACTACCTTGGCTTTTTCTTGTAATAATTCCCACCTAGTTTTAAATGGACTTATCCCCATTATGATAGGTATATCACTACCACCATAATACTTATCTCTGTCTTGACTAACTGTTGACTGCATTTTTCTCCTCTGGAATTGTTAATTCGCACAAAACGGCATAGAAGTCATCATCAGTGCTTTTTCCTGTTAAATGGAATTTTCTTGCTACATCATTTAAGCCAATATTATTCTCTTTACAAAAAGCCATTAACTTGTCCTTATTAGGCATTTTCTTTTTAGTAGTAGTTTTAGTAGTAGTCTTACCACTTGTTGCGTCATACATATCGTTTTCTACTATTTCTAGTGCGTTTAGATATAAGTATCTTCTAAGATAAGTATTGCTACCACCTAAATTTTGAATAGCATTACTACCTTTAATCTCTACTTTTTCACTAGGTATGGTAAACACAACACTATCATAAAATTCAAATTCATCACTCTTGTAAGTCTTTTCAGTATCAAATATCTCTAATGTTGCTGTATTATTATCTAATGTGAATTGACTGAATAATTTGTATTTATCAAACAATTCATTAACAGTTGGCAAGAAATCTGATAGTTCGTAATATTTGAAATTTGCAAACTTGTTTTCCCCACTCTTCTTTAAATTCTTATTTTGTAGTTCTACCCTACATTTTTGCAATTTTTGTAATAGATTTAATTTAACATCTTCTACTTTTTCTACTTTGTTTTCTGACATTATTATTCCTCCATATTTTTTCTTTTAAGTATGTTTAAATACTCTTGAATGAACTCTAATAATATCCCCTTGTCTTTTTTATCATCCATTATGTTAAACATATCAAGTAGTAAACTTATCATTGGCACAATATCTTGTGATGTATTTATAGTAGTTTTTATTTCTTTTAAAAACTCTTTTATACCCTTATCTTTATATATCAACATGGCTGATATTAATGCTATATCTTTCATACCTATCCTCCTTAAAATGGTAAATCTAATAATTTTTCTTCCCAACTATATGTTTTTCTTTCCGTTGGATCATTTAGTATTCTTCTGGTCGTTTTGCTATAATAAAGTGGTATTAATCTATCTTTATTACCAAAATCTCTATCTTTAGCAATCTCTAAATACATATCAGCACCCCTTGAAAAACTTGGTATGAAGTGATTATCTTTACCATATTCTATTTCTACTCGCCTTTTAAATTCTTCTGTATTTTGGTGTAATATTAAAACATTATCTGCTAAGTTTCTTATATCTCCACTACCAGATATATCCTCTACTCGTGGCAAATTGCTTGTTTTTCTTAAATGTACTAAAAGCACTATATGAACATTACACCTCTTGGCTATTTCTTTTAATGAATTTACCAATTTACTTTGTGAATCATATTTATCATTTGATGTCCCTAACATACTTTTATCTACACTAGTTAAATTGTCTATAATGATAATGTCTGCCTTTTTTTCTTCAATACCTTCTACAACCGTCTTAGTTAAAATATCAAAGCCTTGTCCTATATCGTTGTTATAAATAGATAAACCTTTATCTAACCAATTTGTAATAGCTGAGCTTACTTTCTTTTCTAAATAGCATTTCTCATTATTACCGTGGTCGTATTTTAGATAATCGCCACCAATATTTTGCTCTAACCACCATAGCAATTTTTCGGCTGTAAGTTCTCCTGAATAATAGACAACTTTTGCATTTGTTTTTTCCAAAATGTTTATTACCATTTGATTACAGAATGTACTCTTACCACCACCAGATAAACCAGTTAAAATGGTTAGAAATGTTTTTTGTAATCCACCACCTAATAGTTTGTCTAACTCTTTAAAGCCAGTCGGTACAAACTCATTCGTACCTTTTTGACTGTTAAATATCTCGCTAGGTCTAAGAAGTGCTTTGACTTTTTCATCTATTTTTTCGCTATAATTAAGAATATCTTCAACCTTAAAATCATGTTTTAATTCTTTTTGTGAATTAGGTAATGCTTGCCTAGTATCGTAAGCATTAGGTTCATAAAATAATCTAAATTCTTTCCAATGATTACCACTACAACTGTTATGAAAACATTTAAACTCTTGACCACCACTGTCAAAATCAAATACTGCTGGGTGGTCTTTATTGTGGTCTGAATTAAAAGGACATTCTGCTAATTCATACTTAGTACCACCACTGATACTTGTTTCACTAACAATTGTAATGTTGTGTCTAGCAAAAAAATCTTTTATGTTAAATTCATTTTTATTTTTGGAAGTTAAATTAGTTCTTTTCGTTTCTTCTTTTGGTAATTCATCAACAACACTTAAAAGCAATTCATAATTGTTTATAGATTCAAAGCCATCACCATAGGAAAGTATTTGTGCTTCTCTAAACTTTCTTGTCTCGGTTTCACTACCTTTTTTAGCCCATGTACCGTATAATTTGCATAGTCTCGCTGGATTACTATTGACAGTATCTATTTTTGTATGTTGGTTGCTAAAAAATATACTTAACACTTTTAAAACTCTCGTAATTAATTGTTTGTTTTCCTCTGTGTTTGGCATATCTATTCTGTACAAAAGATGATAACCATTACCACTCATTGCTACTATTGGTTTTGCAAAACCTTTTTGTCTCATGTAACCATAAACTTTTTTTGTAACTTCTTTTAATTTTGTTAATTCTTCGTTAGATGATGAAGTTCCACTTACAGCATTTTCTCTGTCTATATCAACAAACAACCATTGGTATTTTTCAATCATTTTGTCGTTTGTTGTGTCTTTTGTTTTGATTAGTTTATTAGCCTGTTCTCGTGCCATAACTGTATCTGGTTTGGCTATTTTATTCATAACAAAGTATATTCCACCATTGTCATAATCTTTTTCGTTTAGCAGACTTTGTATAGCCGTGTCAGTATTAGTAAAATATCCACTTTTTCTAACATCATAACCACTTTGCTTTGCTATCATTCTGATTTCCACTATTTTGTTTATTTTAAGTAGTCCATTTAAAAAATTCTTTGTTTGTTTAACATCAATCTTCATATTTTTTCCATTCACCAGTTCTAACAAGTCTTTCTAATTCGGCTACATCTCGTGCGTTGTATATTTCACCTGTTTGTATGTTTTTTAATGACAAATTATTAATGACAACGGCACTAGTTTTTTCGTTTTCTTCTTTAAATCCTTGGTTTAAATAGCCTTCAAACTTTGTCCCAAACAATGTTTCTGGTCTTAAATAAACTGACATTTTTTTATCATCTAACCACTCTGCAACTTTTGTGTCTATTACTTTCTTGAAGTCATTGAGAACATATCCCTCGTTCAATCTAGCATTTATCTTAGTTTGCGTCATTGAGGCTTTATATGACCATTTTCTGTTTGTTTTTTGATTTAAGTAGTCTATGATTTCCTTGTAGATGTTTAAGTTTTTATCATCCTTTTGTAACATATCACTTATTATGTTTTTGCTATGTTGATTGCAATAATACTTTCCATTTATGCACCAACTTGATTTTCTTTTGCACTCTGTATTGTTTTTTGTAATGTGTTGACATTGAATGTTAGAATCAAAGCAAGAAAATATATCACTTTGATTAATTTTTTTTAAAAAATTATCATTATCATTAACATTATCATTAACATTATCATTAACATTATCATTAACATTATCATTATCGGCTTTTTTAGGTTTTTTAGGTTTTCTAGGTCTGCCACCTTTTTTACCGTTTTCCCTAGATGTTTCAACTCTTTTGTCATACTTTTGTTTATCACGCATTAGGTTTCCTTTTATCATTTTCCAAACGATATTTAGGTTTTTGTCTAACGGGTATGGTTCTGCACCAGTATTTATGTATGCAATCATACCTCTAACCAAAAAACCAAATTCTTCATCTGATAAATCTTCTAGTTCATCACCGTAAGATGTGTACATAATAAATGATTTCCTGTTATCTTGCATAACTTTTTCCCCTCTCGTTTGTAATCAGAGTTGGTCAACGGTTATGCTTACCCTTGTTATTGCTCTTTACTTACTTTTTTTAAGTAATTAATATTAATTTTTAAATATTGAACTAATCTATCCATAGGCACTTTGTTTGTCGGTAACACATAGCCTTCTTGTGCCAAAATATCTGTTAGGTCTTTCTTTATTTTTTCTGCACTAGTTTCACCACAACTTGCCAGTTTCATTACATCATGTTTATCTGCCCATGTTTTATTAATTAATTCCAATGTTTCTTTTGCACTAATACTATTTGTTACTTTCATTTTTTTCACCTTTTTTTGTATTTTTTTGAAGTTGATTTATTCCACATTATGTGGACTTGTCTTTTAAATAAAAATCGGATATAT